ATTCGTAATCAGTAGGTCAGGGGTTTGAATCCCCTTATTAGCTTCCTCAGTAATCCCCCGTAAGTTCTGCCTTGCGGGGGCTCGCTCAAAAAGTAACTTGCTTCCGCTGTAACCCATGGAAAATACTTTTCCATTATAAAATGATGGAAGAAAACTAAGGCAGTATATTGTCAAGATATGTTTTTGGTCTGCGTTTTTCTATAATGGTGTAGTAGCTTGCAAGCTGCAAATATTTTTCTGTTATTTTTATGTCAGCATGTCCTAATATCCGGGACAACTCGTAAACGTCCCCCAAGCCGTGTACTAAAAAATTAGTTGCGAAGGTATGCCTAAATAAATGCGGATGCAGTCTATATATATGCGTTCGGCGTTTAAGCCGTGTAATTAATGTAGATATGGCGGCGGTAGAGATAGGCAGGCGGTCTTTGGACATAAATAAATATTTGTCGTGACGTTGCTCATCAGGCTTGCGGCGCTTGGTGATGTACAGTATTAATACTCTGCGAAGCTTTATTCCTATCGGGATTATTCGTTCTTTGCGTCCTTTGCCTACTACTTTTATATAACCTCGGTCTATATTTATATTTTGGGTTTCAAGTCCTGCAACCTCGGACAAACGCAAGCCACAATCTATAAATAAATGTACAATTAATGTATTTCTCAAACCTAATTCAGATTTTGTAAATGCAGTTAAAACTGTATTTATTTCATCAGCCGTTAAGATTTCTATTACAGGTCGTTCCGCCTTAGGCAATTTGATTAAAGTATAAATTGGTTCTTTTATGTGTCCGTCTTCATACAAGAATTTCATAAATATTTTTATATGCCTTATATAGGTTTGTATAGTTCGTTTTCTCAATTTGACAGCTTCATCACGGCTTGATTGACGGTCGTGTAAATACAATTGGTATTTGTTTACTAAATGAAGCGTTATATGCTCTACCAAGAATATATTTTGCTGATGCAGATATAAAATAAACTGGGCTATGAATTTCTTGTAACCTGATTTGGTTTTTTCGGTATTACCTTTTATGGTTTGCTCCAAAATAAACAAATCTAAGGCATTTTCAAGTTTCAACCCTTTTCCTCTTCCTGTTCTTAACCCTCTGTTCAACTTTTCTTTTATGCTCTAAATAATCAGTCAATAATGGACTGCTGAAGTCATGGTCTTCTTGTCCATTTGATTTTAAAAAGAATAATTTTACTTTCTGGTGCATATTATCATTGATGTTTGACAACCAATCTGAAACATCTTTTACAAACGTTGTTTCTAAGTTATCATCATAAACTGCAGCTGTACCTACTGCGTTTATTATTTTTCTTTGTATAATTTTTCGAGACATCAAAAATGAGTATTCCCGGACCAGTTTTTCATCTGCTTTTAATCCGGACACTTTTGTATTACGAAGTCTTTCCCACCATGGCAAATATTTTTTTTCATCTCCATCTTTTTTGTAAAATGCAAGGGTTGACCTGGTTAAATAATCTAAAAAGATTTTTTTATTATCTAATATTTTAAAAATTCTTTTTAGTGGATGGGGCAAGTTAAGTTCAAGTAAGCTTAAGTTATTTATAAATTCGTCAGAATAGTAATAAAACTTCCTTTTTGTTTCGTACTCTATATTTATAATCCTTGTTACAGGCGGCATAAAAGAAGCCAATGTTTTTTTTTCCTTAAAAGTCGTTCTGGGATTGTCCAAAGCTTCCTTAATTTTGGCTTTCAATTCTGTATTTGTACCATTTTCTAAATAAAATTTTAGCTTTGCTTCTTCGATATACTGACAGTTTTTTCTTATGAAAGCATATTCAATACAATATTTATCATATCCGGAAATCATTTTATTTTTAAACCAGTAATTTATAAAAAAGTCTTTATAGCCGAGTTCAACCACTTCTTTGATTTTGTCATATACTCTCGCCCGTAAATTGTTTGATTGCTTTGAACCAAAACATAAATAATTATTATGAAATATAGTTCCCTCATCTACTTGTTCGAGGTCAGCATGTATAACGCCCGAATTTAAATTTGAATGACAATTTTTTACGAGTCCGTTTTTATCTTGCTTAAATATTTTATTTGGTGATTTAAAAAAATTTGTATGATAACAAAAATCTATTCTGTTTTCTCGACATTTTTCAATTCTTAGATTATAATCAGCTAATATTTTTTCTGCAGAATAATAAGCCATTTTTGCGGCTTCTTCTATTCCAAGGGTCCACAGTGCATAAGCCCTAATTTGTATAACGATTCTGGGGGTATTTTCATTAGGCAAAGTTTCGGCTATAAAGATATCGTACAAGTCGGGATTTGATAGGCAATATCTATATAATGAGTATGATTTTAACGTTAAAAGTACTTCATCATTATATTGAACAGATTCTCTTGTTTCATTTGCTTTTAACTTTAATGTTTGAAGCAGCTCTAATAATGCTTCTACTTGGTTGTAATTTTGTTCATTTATAAAGCAAGAATAATACAGGTTATCTATAGCAGGCAAAAATTTCTTTTGGCTGTAATCAAATAATCCTTGTAAATTGTTTTGTTCGATTTCATTCCAAAATTTTGAACGCATTGTTTCAATTGGTATACTCATTAATTTTTGCCACCTTTTTGATTTTGTCTTCAAATGGCTATTTGAAGACAAAATTTTTCGAACTAAAATGTAGTGTTTATGCGGTTTGGAGTTGGTTTTTTATCAAAAATCCGTGGGGCGTATGTACACACCTGCCCCCACTCCTATTTGACATTTGCTGTCAATATAGGATGTAAAAATCTGTCTTTCAATGAAACCTTTGGCTTTCGTTCGTTTCGGCTAAGCCGAAAGCTTCGATGGGGACCCCCTACCCCCATCTCCGCTTTCGTCTCCGCCGAAACGGCTAAAGCTTTATTTTTTGATTGAGTTAATATTTCTGATTGGTCTGTATTTTGGGATTTTGTAACTTCGGATATTTCTACAGATTCCGCATCCGCTGCCACTGGGTTTTGTTGTTCTTGTTTTAAGCCTATATAATCATCAAACATTGTGTAACTGTCGTAAATCTTAGCTACTTTTTTTCTGTATCTTATAAATTGGCTACTGATTCTTAATGAGCGTGTTCCGTACCAATATTGAACAACTACAAAGTAGGTAAACGGAATTAACCACATCCAACCGTAATTATTTACTTTTCTGTGCCTGTATTCGTATTCGAACATTCCGCGAATTTGTCTGTCTATCATTCTGTCTTGCTGGCTGATTAGTATTATGTCATAACCTAAATGGCGGTGACGGCTAAAAAAAAGAATCCACTCAGCACGATCCTTTTTTTGAAATCCTCTTGAATCAAATATTATTTGGCACTCGTCTATTACTATTAAAGTTTGTCCTTCTTTTCCTTTTCTGTGGTTCTGTATTGCGAAGGTATAAAGGTCTTTTACGTCTAAATCTAATATTGGTATAAATTTATATATTCCTGTTTTACGTTTACCGTTGCCGGATACATAGTCCATGTTTATTTCTACTGTGGTTATACAGTTTTTCTTACTTCGTAGCGTATATAATATTTCTGTAGCTGTATGATAGGATTTCCCGGACCCCGGAGTTCCGGAGTAAAACTTAATCATAATTTTAACGCCTTGACCCATCTCAAAGGTATTTTTACAGCGTAAAATATACCTACAGCAACAGCCCATGCTTGTAGTAACGCAAGGGCCGGCTGTATCGGTATAATCCATAAAACAGCATCTATAAAGGGATTGTCTCCAACTAAGGATTCAAGATATTGAAACGGACTTGCAGGCAGTAAATTTAATAATGAGTAAAGCAGGTTTCCTGCAATATTGATAAATGCTTGAAACATTCTTGTAAACATTTTTCACCTACCATTTAATTAATTTTGATGTTGCCATTATTAATCCCACAATGAATAAAGCCATTAAGCCCCATCTTAAAGCCAAGGCAAGGGGGGCAAAGTCGTTTAGGTCTAATACCCATGTAAAATTTAATATTGTATCTTCTAGGTCAATTGTAAAAACAGGAGCGGCGGCTTCTGTATATTGTCCAATGAAAAATATTATTGAAAATGCGTTGACTAAATCGAAAGGTATTGAAAAGGGAAACAGTCCTGTCAAACTGGGTAAATCTCTTATTGGTGACATGTCTATTTCATCATACCCAACTAATATATCCCTTATTTCCTCTAATATTGTTGTCTGGGTTTGTGTTTCTTCGATTAGTCTTTCTTGATTATATATTTGGGTTTCTTGATGCTCAATTTGTGTTTCTTGGTTTTGTATTATTATTTCCTGCTGGGAAATTATTCTGTTTAACTGCGGTCTTGTATCTATTTGTTGATTGGGTGGGTCTTGTCCATTTTGAGGGGGTCCGCCGTCTCCGGGTTGTCCTGGATTTCCGGGTTGTCCCGGTTGTCCGGGCTGACCGGGCTGTCCCGGTTGTCCGGGTTGTCCCGGTTGACCTGGCTGTCCCGGTTGTCCGGGTTGTCCCGGCTGTCCCGGTCCTCCGGGTTGATCAGGTCCTCCGGGCTGACCGGGTTGTCCTGGTTGGTTTGGGAATGGGTGAGTTGGATGTGATGGTTCTCCGGGTTCGGGATTTGGGTTAATTAGTTCAGGTTGATTTACTATTATATTTTCAGGTCTCATATTGAAGTTTGGTTCGTCCGGTATGAGAAAAGTTAAAGAGCCG